GGACTACCTACTCCTTGACGCCAATGCTGATTACGAAGTGACGGGCAACACTATCGAAGCTATTACTAATGCAGACTTGGTATTTACCCTTCCACCAGCAGCAGACGCAATAGGCAAGCCATTCACGCTAGTTAGCTCTATAGCTGGAACAACCACCCTAGCGGCAGACGCTGGGGAGTTCATAAACGGACTAGCTTCTATGACAATTATTGAGAACGGCTGGATAACAGTTATATCCAACGGCACTGGATGGAAGGTAAAATCATCAGTAAATGGCTAAGAAAATATCTAGGTTTATAACTGACGGAACCCCAACGCTTCGCGATAAAGTAATTGGGTCAGAGGTGGGAAACTCATCTCAGACGATGAACTATGAGATAACCTACCTCAAGGAACTGGGCTTCTTTGCACCCTATATTCAAAAAAGTGCTGACTACAAGATAGAGACTTGGGACACATCAATAGAGGGGATAGGAGACACTAGCCTAGCATTCAGACTCCCTTCAGCAGTTGACGTAAAGGGCAAGCCGTTCACTATACTTAGCTCTGTAGCTGGCGGTTTAATCAGTTTAAACCCGATCTTAAACCAAACGATTAATGGAGAGTCCGCAGTATACATAGGGCACAACGGGTGGATTACGATAAAGTCAAACGGGACTAATTGGAAGGTTATAGAGAGAAGTGACCACGAATTCATACTCAACGTAACCGTAGGTGCTGCTGACAATTTCATACTACCTTTCTTTGAGGGTGGAGATTATGACGCACTCGTTGATTGGGGAGATGGGACTAGCGACCGCATAACATCTGGAACTCAAGCTGAAATTGACCACGACTACACTACGGCTGGAGCTGGAACATACACTATAACTGTATCTGGAAAGTTTATCGGGTTCGCTACTAACTATGATTACACTGGCGTCCAAAGTAAGCTCACAGAGGTAAGGCAATGGGGGAACTTACTCCTTAATTCTCAGCGTGGGTTCTTTAATTGTGGGAACATTACTATAACAGCGACAGACATATTAGATATCCACGGAGAGACAAACCTTGAGGGTATGTTCTTGTTTTGCTCATCTATAACTACAATCCCTAGTTTACAACAATGGGACTTCTCTAACGTTGAAAATCTAAATGCGACATTTGGTTATTGCACACTATTCGACCAACCAGTAGCAGGCATAGATATATCGTCCTGTACAAACTTAACGTATACATTCGCTGCACAAGCGACTTGGAACCATCCAGTGAACGACCTTGATGTATCGAATGTAACCCAGTTCGCTGGTACTTTCTTTAATATGGGGGCTTTTAACCAGCCGATAGACCAGTGGGACACATCAAAGGGGACTACCTTCCTATTTTTCTTAGCTTCAGCAGTGAGCTTTAACCAGCCAGTAAATAGTCTAAACCTGTCTAGCGGGGTTAGGTTTACTCAGATGTTCGCAAACGCAACAGTATTCAATCAACCAGTTGATGATTTAGATGTATCTAATGGACAGGATTTCATCGGGATGTTTAGCGGCTTGCCTAGCTTCGATCAGTCGTTAGATAGGCTGGATGTATCGAACGCTACCAATATGGACGGGTTCCTAGCCTTTAGCACAGGGATATCTCAAACTAATGTTGGAGAGATGCTAGTTGGATTTGCTGCCCTTCCTTCTCTACAGCCTAATATAACCTTGGGCCTAGAAGGTCAAGTACTAACTACAGGCCCTTCATTTGCCTACGCAATAGCTAGAGGTGAACTAGAAGGGCCACCGAATTTCTGGACTATAAGCCTCTAATTAAATGAAAACAAATGTCAATAATAAGAAAGCTATCCGTAGGGTCAGATTATAAAGACGCTATGCATTATATCGTTGGACAATCTGTCCTCGGTAACTCACATCACATTCACCTCATACGGCTCGACCTAGATACGTGGACATATAAAACGTGGATAGAATCAGATAAGGGGGAGATATTCTTATGGAAGGAAACCCCTCACGCACACGCCTCTGTCGAATTCGATATCAACTTCTAAATGAGAGCACCTTACGACTTTATCGTTCGCCCAGTAGGAGGAAGGAGATATGAGAACACCAAGGATATAGGTGGATTTGAGCTAGTTTTAAGCACCTCGGAGGAGGATCATAAGTTCTCCAACAGGTTCGCTGAAGTGGTATCAGTGCCGCTAAGCCATAAGGGGGATATCAAAAAAGGAGACATACTCCTAGTCCACCACAACGTATTCAAGTACTACAACGACCAGAGAGGCCGACAAAGAAGCGGTCGCAGCTACTTCCAGAAGGACTTGTTCTTTATTGACTCAGAGCAGTTCTTTATGTGGTTTAATGGTGACATTTGGCAAGCATATGACAGGTACTGCTTTGTAGAGCCTATTATAGACACTCAGACTGAAATCCACACTGGAGCTAGGAACGTTCCCCTAACGGGAACTATGCGATATCCAAACAAGATGTTGCAAGAGCAAGGGGTGAATAAAGGAGATATCGTCACCTTCACTCCAGATAGTGAGTATGAGTTCATTGTAGATGACAAGACGATGTATAGAGTTTTCGACCATCAAATAACGATGATCGTATGAAGAAGAATCTCGAGGACTATCATATTAAATTAAGGAAATCAAAACGAATCAGAGATGGACACAAACGAGCGAAAGAGAAAGATAATAGAGGCTGGCCGAATAGCCGTAGACCAGCTGATCAAGGTGGCGAAGGAGGACATCAAGGGTGACGAGGGCGGAGACCTTAGTGCCGAGAAGATGAAGAATGCTGCAGCATCCAAGAAGCTGGCTATATTCGATGCATTCGACATAATGGAGCGCATCAAGGACGAGGAGGACAAAATCAAACTAGAAGAGGAAGAAGTTGGAAAAGACAGAAGTCATAAAGGTTTCGCGGAAGACCGAGCTGGAAGATAATCCACTCATCACCCCTGTGTATGATGCAGTACCCAAGACAGTCCTAGCCAATAAGAATAGGAGAAAGTCTTGGAAGTACGGCTATGATGCTACCTACGACTTTGTTGTTATATCTAAGACTGGAGAGATAGGAGATGTCATCCGTATCCAGAATCTTGACATAGCTCTACCTAAGACTCCTAAAAAGTGTTCTCAAAGACACAAGGTCAAGAAAGAGCAATACTGGGAGCGAACAGACATCCCTGAACCCCTAGCTAAGATAAACACAGTATTCCAGTGGCACGCCAAGCCGAACACTTTTAAGGACAGGTGGGTCGACTACATCGAGGAAGAATTCGAAAAGAGAGAGAAGGGGCATTGGTTTATGAACAATGGAATCCCTACTTATCTGACTGGAGGACACTATATGTACATCCAGTGGTCTGAGATAGACATTGGATACCCAGACTTCAGAGAAGCCAACAGAGCACTTTTCCTACACTGGGAAGCGTGTAGAGCTGACAACAGGAGCTTTGGACAGCAGTACCTCAAGATAAGACGTTCAGGATTCTCCTGTATGGAATCGTCTGAGTGTGTCAACATAGCGACATTAGCTAAGAAGGGGCGTATCGGTATCTTATCCAAGACTGGTGCTGACGCCAAGAAGATGTTCACCGACAAGGTAGTGCCTATCTCGGCCAAGTACCCATTCTTCTTCAAGCCTATCCAAGACGGTTCCGACAAACCTAAGTCCGAGCTGGCATACAGAGTCCCTGCCCAGAAGATCACTAAGAACAATATGCACGACTCATTCTCGGATGATATGGTCGGTCTGGACACCAGTATTGACTGGAGAAATACAGACAGTAACGCATATGACGGAGAGAAGCTGCTACTGCTCGCGCACGATGAGAGCGGAAAGTGGGAGAAGCCGAATGACATTTTAAAGAACTGGGGAGTCACCAAGACCTGCCTCCTACTAGGTCGTAAGATCGTAGGTAAGTGTATGATGGGGTCTACGAACAACGCGCTCAAGAAGGGTGGAGCTGAGTTCAAGAAGCTGTATCGAGACTCTGACGTGACTAGTCGGAGTAAGAACGGAAGGACTAAGAGTGGTCTATACAGCCTATTCATCCCTATGGAGTGGAACTTCGAGGGGTATATCGATGTGTACGGTATGCCCGTATTCAACACACCAGATGAACCTATCCTTGGTATAGACGGTGAATGGATAGTGGATGGCGCCATTGACTTCTGGAAAGCAGAGGTGGAGGCATTGAAGAGCGATCCTGACGCATTGAATGAGCACTACCGTCAGTTCCCACGAACTGAAGCTCACGCATTCAGAGATGAGAGCAACGAGTCCCTATTCAACCTTACTAAGATATATCAGCAGGTCGACTATAACGATTCATTGATAATGGGTCAGCACGTCACTAGATACAAGGCTCATTGGAAGAACGGTGTCCTAGACTCGAAGGTCATATTCACTCCAGATAAGAAAGGGCGGTTCCTGACTAACTGGACGCCAGAAGCTGGTATGCAGAATAGGATCATAACTAGGGGTGGACAGAAGTATCCAGCCAATAAGCATCTTGGCGCATTCGGATGTGACTCATACGATATATCAGGAGTAGTAGGTGGTGGAGGTTCGAACGGGGCCTTGCACGGACTAACTGGTTTCCATATGGATAACGCACCAGTCAACGAGTTCTTCTTGGAGTATATAGCTCGACCACAGACCGCTGAGATATTCTACGAGGATGTGCTGATGGCCTGCGTGTTCTTCGGTATGCCTATCCTGTGTGAGAACAACAAGCCTAGGATACTGTACCACTTCAAGAATCGAGGATACAGACAATACTCAATGAACCGCCCCGACAAGGTATACAACAAGCTTTCGAAGACAGAGAAGGAGCTAGGAGGAGTCCCGAACACAAGTGAAGCTATGAAGGGATTCCACGCCACAGCTATTGAATCCTATGTAGAAGAATTTGTTGGAGAGGGAGATGGCCACTACAGACCAGAAGGGGAGATGGGAGATATGATCTTTATGAGGACGCTGGAGGACTGGGCTAAATTCGACATTACCAAGAGGACTAAGTACGATGCATCTATCAGTTCTGGTCTAGCTATAATGGCTGTGAACAAGCATCGATACCAGCCTACAAAGGAGAAGACGAAAATAAAGCTTAAATTCGCAAGATACAATCAATCAGGCAATAGGAGCGAGATCATAGAATGAAGAGTAAGGATCTAAAAGTCAGTTTACCAGCATTAGGCTTCCCAAGCCAGTTTACTTCTGACGATGAGAAGGCGAGCGAGGCGTTCGGGCTCCATATAGGACAGGCGATACAATCTGAATGGTTCCGTAAAGATGGTAGCAATTGCAAGTTCTATGACCAACGAGCCGAGTTCCATAGGCGCAGACTATATGCGCGAGGAGAGCAGCCTATTGGCAAGTATAAGAATGAGCTCGCAATTGATGGCGACCTCTCCTATATGAACATCGACTGGACTCCAGTCAAGATCATCCCTAAGTTTGTAGACATCGTTGTGAACGGTATGGCCGAGAGGGAGTTCACTCCTAAAGCATTTGCACAGGACGCTATGTCCCAAGCGAAGCGAAGCGCATTCCAAGATATGGTAGAAGGCCAGATGGTCGCTCAACCAATCCTAGACACTATTCAAGAGAAGACAGGGGCTAACCCATATACAGTCGACCCAGAGAACCTTCCTCAATCTGACGAGGAGCTTGGACTATATATGCAACTCCACTACAAGCCAGCTATCGAGATAGCTGAAGAGGTGGCCATAGGCACCGTACTTGAGGAGAATCACTGGGAAGACACTCAGAAGCGTATAACAAGAGACCAAGTCGAGATAGGTATCGGTATCGCTCGCCACGACTTCTTAAAGGGACAAGGAGCTACTGTAGAGTATGTAGATCCAGCAGACGCTCTATGGAGTTATACTGAAGACCCTCATTTCAGAGACTGTTTCTACTGGGGAGAAGTGAAGACGGTGCCAGTGATAGATCTGCATAAGATGGATCCAGACTTGAGCACAGAGGACCTTAAGGAGATCTCAGAGATGGGTTCACTATGGCTCGGTCAGTACGACATCACGAAAGCAGAGCAGAATAGCATATTCTACAAAGACACTTGCACCCTTATCTACTTCAACTACAAGACCCTTAAGAATGTGGTCTACAAGAAGAAGATACTTGACGACAACGGCAACTCTAAGTTCATTGAGAAGGACGACAACTTCAATCCTCCAGAAGAGGCATTGAGCGAAGGTAGGTTCGAGAAGGTATCCAAGACTATCGAAGTCTGGTATGAAGGCGTAATGGTCGCTGGAACCAATAAGCTACTCAAGTGGGAGGTCAGCAAGAATATGGTACGGCCTAAGTCCGCATCACAGAGAGCTCTTCCTAATTTCGTTGCCTGTGCGCCTAGGATGTACAAAGGAGTGATAGGCTCGTTGGTAGACCGAATGATACAGTTCGGTGACCTGATACAGATCACTCACCTCAAGCTACAACAAGTAATTTCAAGAGTCGTACCAGACGGTGTCTTCCTTGACGCTGATGGCCTGAACGATATCGACCTAGGGAACGGAGGAGACTATGACCCTAACTCAGCACTGCAGCTATACTTCCAGACTGGTAGTGTAGTAGGTAGAAGCTCAACAGCTGACGGTGACTTCAACCACGCGAAGATTCCTATCCAAGAGCTTACGTCCAACTCAGGAATGAGTAAGACTCAAATGCTCATCACCAACTACAACCACTATCTCGACCAAATACGTAACGTAACTGGGTTGAATGAGGCTGTAGACGCATCTACACCGAGCCCTAATGCCCTTGTGGGTGTACAGAAGCTCGCTGCACTCAATTCTAACACGGCTACAAGGCACGTTTTGGACGCAGGACTATCTATATTCAAGGGAATAGCTATAGCTCTGACCTACAGGATATCCGACATCCTAGAGTATGCGGACTTTAAAGAGCAGTTTATCCAGCAAATTGGAAAGTATAATGTCAGCATATTAGAAGATATCAGAGAGCTTCCACTAGCAGATTTCGGCATCTTCATTGAGATATCTCCAGATGCAGAGCAGAAAGCTGACCGAAAGGCATTGATAGATCTCGCGCTATCTAGAGAGAACATTGATATAGAGGACGCAATCGACATAGAGGAGATAAAAAACATCAAGCTATCACTTCAGCTACTGAAGGTAAAGCGCAAGAAGAAGCAAGAGCGAGAGGAGAAGATGATTGCCCAGCAGCAAGCAATGGCTGCTCAGACTAGCCAGCAGAGCATTGCGCTCCAAGCTCAATCTAAAGCAGACCTTATCGAGCTTGAGACTCAGGCTAAGATACAAGTCAAGCAAGCTGAGGTGGCATTCGACATAGAACTTCAGGATAATGAGGCCGCTCGTAAGAAGGACTTGATGAAGGAAGAGTTCGGCTATCAGATGCAGTTAAAAGGGATGGAAGTCCAAGCTACTCAGAATAAGGAAGATACTAAAGAGAAGGAGAAGTCAAAGCGGATTACTCAACAAAGCACCGACCAAGGTAAGCTTATTGCTCAGAGACAGAACGGAACACCGCCTCCAAGTTTTGAGTCAAATGAAGATAGCTTAGATGGCTTCAACTTCGCTGAATTCGACCCTAGATAATTTTATATTAAATTT